GGTATCTGGTAAAGTCCCAACAACGAGTAATTTAGAACTCGGTGAATTGGCGATAAACACCTATGATGGTAGAATATTCTTCGAAAAAGATTCAGGTACCTCAACCATATCTGAAATACTTACCACAAACACCGAAAATTATATAACAGGTTCTCTCAAATTAAATGGTGCAGTAACTGCATCATACTTTGTTGGTGATGGTTCAAAGTTAACAAATTTACCTACAGCTGATATATCTCAAGTAGCAACTGTAACATCTTCATTTGATAACCAATCTACAATAAATGTTGGACACAACTTCAATTCTAAAAATGTAATTGTATCTGTATATGATAACAACGATAATCAAATTATACCACAAACTGTATCTTTAACAGACCAAAATACCGTACAAGTAGTTTTATCATCTGCTCAAAGTGGATTTGTTGTGGTTGCAAAAGGTGGACATATTGTAAGTGGTTCTGCTAGTGATGCATCTAACTTAAATGGACAACCTGCTTCATATTACTTAGATTATTCTAATCTTAATAACATTCCAAGTGGACTTATATCATCATCCGAACAAATAGATTCTGATTTATTTGATATAGATGGGTTGGTTTCATCATCAACTCAAATTTCTAATTATGGAGTATTTGCAGAATTGAATGGTGATGGTTTAATTAGTGGTTCATCACAACTTAGTGGAAGTACTCTAGATGCTATTACACTTAATGGACCTGTATTCGGTTCAGGTAGTGATTCACCTTATTTTACAGAGGTAAGATATAACAACTCAAATGTAATGAGCTTTAATCAAGTTTATTACGGTAATAGTAACGGTAGTTATTTTAGTAGTGGTGAATATCAAAAGGTTGTAACTATAATACCAAGTGGTAATTCAAATAACTATCAGATTGTAGGTAGAATGACTGCCCAAAATGCAGGAGAAACTCATACAGTTTATTTTAATGCAGCATTAAGAAGTAATACTCTACCAGCTCTAAGCTGGACGGTTAATTACCACGAAGAGTATAATGGAGGTAGATATATTAATCCTCTACTTTGGACAAAACAAACAACTACTGCAGGGTTTATATTAGCATTTGAAACTCTTGGAACAATCTATGGAAATGTAACCGTAGATATGGATGTAATTCCAAGAAGTACAACATTATTAGCTAATGTAACTGTAAACACAAATCAAAGTAGTGAACAATCTTCTGTTGAAAGTGGTTATACTTCAAATGCATTTACTAAAGTTCGTTCTCAACAAGGTACTACTATGGAAGTTTACGGACCTATTTTACCAGATACAACAGAAGTATATGATTTAGGTTCATCATCAAAGAGATTTAGAGATTTATTTTTAAGTGGTTCAACAATTGATTTGGGTGGTACTCTTATTACAAGAGATGATTCAGGAGATATAAACTTTAAAGATTCAGATACACAAGCTCTTAAAAAAGTAGTTGTTAATGAATTACAAATTGGTAGTGGTGCAACTGCAAGAAAAATTAAAGTAGATGGTGATGGTAAAATACAATTTTCTGATAAAGATGATGTTGCAACAGAAGATGATTTAACTTTACCAGGTGGTGTAATTAGTGGTTCTTCACAAATTACAGATTTAACAACTTATAAAGAAGAAGTTGAAAACTATTCTACATATGAAATAAAACATGATTTAAATGAACAATATCCAATAGTACAAGCTTGGAATACTTCTACATCTCAACAAGAAGTACCAACTTCAATTACTTCAGATTCGGCAAATCAAGTTACTGTTGTATTTTCAAGTACATTTGCTGGAGTAATAATCGTAAAAAAATAAAATATGTATGATGTTTATTATACCACAGGTGGAGGGCCTTGGGTAAATGCAGGTACTGATACTTGGGTTAATATTTGGTTAGAAGAAATTGCATCAAAGTTAAAAGTTAAACCCGTTCTTCTCATACATAGAAATAAACCCAAAGGTCATGAAGATTTTCAATTTCCAATAGAATCACATTGGCACGGAGATGATATTCTCAAATTTGAAAAAATAATCAAAGATTGTAGAAGAATACATATCTTACATGGTCATTACACTCCAATGAAAGTATTGGAAGAAAATAAACACAAGATTTACTCGAATATTTTACATAATTCAGTAGACCATATTTTAAAATCACAAGTTGGAACTGATGCTTCATTAGGTTGGCATCCTTATTTAGATTCATCTTGGGAAAAACAAATAAACGAATGGGCAAAACATTCAATTTGGGTTGGGTTATATGAAATTCTTATAGAAAATACAAATATTACCAACTTTTACGAATTTAAACACAATAAACCTTTAAGTAAGTCAAATAAATTAGGATTTGCTGCAAGATGTGAAGGTAGAAAGAATCCACACTATTTAGATGGGTTACCAAGTTTAGTTTTTACTAATTCACTTGAATTTAATACAATTTGGAAAAATGGTGCAAAGTTAGATATGTCTAAATCTAGAATATTTCATTATGATTCTCAATTTAGTGATAAGTTTTGGAATATGGATTGGGGTATATCACATTCATCCTTTACATCAGAGCCATTTGGTTATTCAATCTTTCAATCAGTAGATATGGGTAAATTACCAATATTAAATGGAAGTTGGTGTAAAGATTTGGAATATCCTTATAGAGCATCTAATAAAAAAGAATTTCATCATATTTATAATAAGTTAATTGAAACCCCTTATGAGGAAAAAAATAAGTGGTTTTTACATCTAAAACAATATATGAAGGACAATTTTACCGATAAAGAACGATGGGTAAGAGAGTTCCTTGATATTTATAATAGTTAGATAGGAGAAAATATAAATGGCCGTATCATCAGGAGACACTCTAAGTTTAAATAATCTTGGTTCTGCTACAGGACAAGGTGTATCAGACATTTCATTAGGAACTATTAAAGGTTCACCTGTATCTGGAGATAATATTTCTCTTGGTAGCGATTTTTATATAGATGCAGTAGGTGATATTAGTGGTTATACTTATGCAGTAGAAAATACATCGGAAACCTACACACTTGGTTTTACTGGTGCAGGTTCAGACTTTTCTAAAATTTCAACACGGTCAGATAACTTTACTTGGTCAGTTCCAACTGGTACTAAAATTTCATTAGATACAAATAGTGGAGCAACTGCTACTTTTGCAGTTGGTAACATGACTGATGTTGTAACACAAACTACATTACAAGGAATTGAAACTCATACATTAAGAGTAGTTTTTGCTGATGGATTTAATGACCATGCAACAAACTATAATACAAATAGAGATAAAACCGTTTATTCGGTAGATTCATATGATGGTAACTCAACTGCTTTATGTTTAACGATTGATTCACCTGTAACACTTGCAGATGGAACAACAATTGAAGCTGGTGAATTATCTGAAGGAGATTTATTAAAAGGATTCTCAATTGGTGGTTTAGGAACTGATTCAGATGGAACTTTCTTAGATTGGTCATCATCTGAATTATCTACAACAGCAAAAGATGTAACAGTTGTAAATTTAACTTATTCGTTCTCACCAAGATATTATGATATTAACGATGGTGAGGTAACTGCAACATCAGAACACCCAATGTTAGTTAAAGATTCAGTAGGTGGTGATTATTTATTCAAAGAAATGTTCAACTTAGTAGTTGGTGATAAACTAATCAAAGGTGATGGAACTGAAGTTGATATTACTTCTATTGAAGTAGTAGAAAAAACAACTGAAATTATTTCAATTGATGTTGAAGAAGAAGATACTTATATGGTTAATGGATATATTACTCACAATAAAGGAGGTAACTCGCATTCAGATTTCTCAGGTCCTGGTGCACCTACCTCTGTAACATATTCATCACCATTGGTAACATGGACAGCACCATCTGATACTACTACAACTGGTGTAACTGCATATGAATATCAAATATCTGCAGCATCAAACTTTAGTTCGATTGAAAATACTGCAGATGAATGGAGTACAACTGAAGTTGAAGTTAACACAATTTTAGCAGCAGGAACTTGGTATTTTAGAGTTCGTGCAATTGAAGCTGGATTGAAGGGAACTTGGTCAAGTACATTAACATTTACGAGATAATTTATCGTTTGAGAAAAAACAATATATTTATATATATAAATTAAATAATTAAAAAGTTATATTAAAATGGCAGAAACAATCCAATTTACAGAAGAAGAAGTACAATCGATTAACCAACTTCGTCAAGAAGTTGCAAATGTTTTTACTCAATTAGGACAATTATCTATTGAGAGAAACAGAAGATTAGATGAACTAGATGATTTAGAAGAACAACTAATCGAAAAACACAAAGGGTTACAACAACAAGAACAAGACCTTTTTAAGGGATTGAATGAAAAATATGGTGATGGTAATTACGACCCAACAACAAATACATTCACTCCAATCTCTAAAGAAGAAGTTTCAGAGTAAGAAAAATATACTTTTGGAAAAGTTATCTTATATTTATATGTGTATTCATACACAATTTTATTAACAAGGAGTAAAATAACATGGCAGAAAAAATTGTATCACCTGGTGTATTTACGAGAGAGAATGACCTTTCTTTCTTAGCACAAGGGATTGGAGAAATCGGAGCAGCAGTAATTGGACCTTTCCATAAAGGACCTGCGTTCGTACCAACCGTTGTAAACACCCAATCAGAATTTGAAAAAATCTTCGGTACACCTGATGGAACATACTATACAGGATATACCGTACAAAATTATTTAAGAGAAGCTGGAACTGTAACTATCGTTCGTGTTGGACACACCGGTGGTTATACTCATGTTGACCCTGTAGCAATCAAAGTTCAGGCAAGTGGTTCTGGTGCTATTAAAGTAGTAGGTTCTCTTTTCGTAACTCATAATGGAGATGAGTCGGTAGGTTTACCATCTACTACTATTGATGCTCAACCAAGTGCTTCTGCGTTCTCAATTAGCGGTTCAGCGTTAGGAACTGCAGTGTCAGCATCTATTTTACCATCTGCAGCAAATGATTTATCTGATGTATTCGGTGAATCTGCTCGTGGTTCTAAAAAAGCTTACTCATATGTTTACTTCGAAAAAGCAGCAACTGATTTAGCATCAACATTAACTGCTGGTGGTGAAGTAATTTTAGAAACTTTACCAGACCAAGATTTTGGATTTGATATTCAACACGCAACAACTCCTTGGATTAAATCACAGTTGATATCAGGTGAAAGACATGACCTATTCCGTTTCCACACTTTAGGTGATGGTTCTAACTATAATAAAGAATATAAGATTGGTATCTTTAATGTAAAAGCTGCTGGAGAATCTAATGCTACTGATTATGCAACATTCTCTATCGTGGTTCGTGGATATTCTGATACAGATAAAAGACCTTCAATTTTAGAAACATTTAATAATGTTAACTTAGACCCTGCATCTCCAAATTACATTAAGAAAGTAATTGGTGATATCAATATTACTATTGATGCAAACGGAAAACAAACTCTAAATGGTGATTACCGAAACCGTTCATCTTATATTAGAGTAGAATGTTCTAACGAAGGTTCATTCCCTATCATCGCGGGACCATTTGGACATGCAGAATATCAAAACCCAATCTTAGTTGCAAGTGGTTCAGAAGTACCTGCTGTAGTTTTCCAAACAGATTCAGATTCAAACACTGCATCTAATGGTACATCTTATAGTGGTATTGATTTAGAAACATCTGTAACTAAAATTGATAATGCACATTACTTAAAACCAATCCCAACAAACGCTGGAACTGGTTCAAATGTAGTATTTGCATTTGATTCTCAATTATCTTATGAATTAACTGGTTCATCAGCTGCAGATATTAATAAGAGACAACTCATTGTAGGATTCCAAGGCGGATTCGATGGTGTATCTCCAACAGTATCTAGTGATAAAGGAACAGATATTTCTTCAGGTAACTCACAAGGATTTGATTTAGCTGGTTCAACATCTAGCGGTTCAGTTTCTTATGTAAAAGCAATTAACTCAGTATCTAACCCAGATGATTTCGATATTAACTTAGTATCTGCACCTGGTATTGTAAGACAACATCACTCGTATGTATTCGATAAAATCGTTGATATGTGTGAAGCTAGAGAAGACGCATTTTTCATTGGTGATGTAGTTGGTGCTGATGCAACAATTACAGATGCAGTAGACCAAGGACAGGCAGTAGATTCTAACTATGTTGGTACTTACTACCCATGGGTTAAAACAATCGACTCAAGAACTAATAAACTAACTTCAGTTCCACCATCTGTATTGATGCCAGGAATTTATGCTGCTAACGATGCAGTTGCTGCTGAGTGGTTCGCTCCTGCAGGTCTTAATCGTGGTGGTATCGTAGGTGCTGTTTCAGTTCTTAACAGATTAACACACTCTGAAAGAGATACATTATATGAAGGAAAAATCAACCCAATCGCACAATTCCCAGGAGAAGGTATTGTTGCATTTGGTCAGAAAACCCTTCAAGATAGAGCTTCAGCTCTTGATAGAATTAATGTTCGTAGATTACTTATCAAAGTTAAGAAGTATATCGCTTCAACTTCAAGATACTTAGTATTCGAACAAAACACTGCTACAACTCGTTCTAAGTTCTTAAACACAGTAAACCCATATTTAGAGGGAATCCAACAAAGACAAGGTTTATATGCGTTTAGAGTTGTAATGGATGAAACAAATAATACTCCAGATGTAATCGATAGAAACATCTTAGCTGGTCAGATTTATCTACAACCAACTAAAACTGCTGAATTCATTGTACTTGATTTCAACATTCTACCGACTGGAGCTTCGTTCACGGCATAATAATTAAAAAATAAAGGAAACTATATTTATAGTAGTATAATAGGAGAATAAAAAATGGCAGAAGTATTAGAATTTAACGATATGTTCTATACCAACTTTGAACCAAAGATGAAGAACAGATTCATCATGGAAATTGATGGTATCCCTTCATATCTTATTAGAGTTGCTAACAGACCTACGATTCAGTTCGAAAAGGTAACACTTGACCACATCAATGTTAAAAGACAATTGAAAGGTAAAGGTGAATGGCAGGATGTAGAAATCACTCTATTTGACCCAATCGTTCCAAGTGGAGCACAAGCAATAATGGAGTGGGTAAGAACCTCTCATGAATCTTTAACAGGTAGAGATGGATATGCAGATTTCTATAAGAAAGATATCCAATGCTATATGTTAGGACCAGTTGGTGATAAAATTGAACAATGGACTTTAAAAGGTGCATTTATCACTCAAGCTAACTTTGGTAACTTAGATTGGTCTTCTAATGACCCTGCTGAAATTACAGTTACTCTTGCTTATGATTATGCAATTTTAGAATTCTAAAATCCCAATATACTACAACTTTACAAAAGAGTTCTCTTAGTGAGAACTCTTTTTTTTTCAACTTTTTTTTAAATTATATATTTATATACAAACAATAAAAATATAAGTTTATGGCAAAACATGATTTTCCAACTGAAATTATAGAGTTACCGTCAAAAGGTAAACTTTATCCACAAGGCCACCCATTATCAAAGGGTACGGTTGAAATCAAGTATATGACTGCAAAAGAAGAGGATATACTTGCTTCCCAAAATTTGATAAGAAAGGGGGTGGTATTAGATAAATTATTCGAATCTGTTGTTGTAGAAGAAGGATTAGATATAGGAGATATATTTGTAGGTGATAAAAACGCTATTCTTTTAGCAACTCGTGTATTAGGTTACGGACCAGAATACAATGTAGAAGTAACAGACCCATTTTCTGGTGAACAACAGAAAGTTGCAATTGATTTATCTAAAATTCAAATCAAGGAAGTTGATGAAGAATTACTTTCACCATCAAACTCATACGAATTTGAATTACCACTTGCTAAAAAAACAATCAAATTCAAATTATTAACTCATAAAGATGAAAAAGATATCAATGCAGAAGTTCAGGCATTAAATCGTTTAACTAAAGGACAAGAAAGTGTATCTCAAGACCTTTCAACTCGTTTAAGATATATGATTCAAGAAGTTGATGGAAATACTGAACGAGGTTTTATTAATAATTGGGTTAAAAATAATTTACTAGCTAGAGATTCTCGTGCACTACGAAATTATGTTCGTGAAATCTCACCTGATTTAGATTTAACTTACGAATTTACATCAGATATAACGGGTGAAACGGAGGCACTTGATATACCCTTTGGGGTTGGGTTTTTTTACCCTACCGAGTGATTACTCAATCCAACTTCATAACCAAATTTGGGAAATGGTTAATTATGGTAATGGATTTACTTGGTCTGAAGTCTATACCATGCCAATTCATTGGAGAAGGTTTTACTTTAAGAAGTTGGTAGAAGCAAAGAAAAAAGAACAAGACGAATACAAAAAGGCCAATAGACAATCTAAAGGACCGGGGGTAAGAGTGAGGAAATAATTTCCTCACTTTTTTTTTGAACTATATTTATAGTAGTACAAAACCGTTAAGGAGATATAATGTCTAAAAAACAAATAAATGAAGGAATCATCGATAAGTTTATTGATGGTTTATTTAACTCATACAAAAGAGGGTTAGATAAACAATTTGCTAAAAAATCAGCTAAACAAAATCCTGAATTAGCAAGAAGAATTGATAATGTCAATAAAGACTTAGATGATTTAGTAAAATATCTACAAAAAATTCAGAAGAAGTAGGGTATAGATGGCAGCTGAAGATAGAATAAAAGCTATTAATGCAGAAGCAAAGGCAAGAGAAAATCTTAAAAAGGTTGAAGCAGACCTAGCTAAGATGGAGAAAGCTAATGCGGAAAAACAACATACCTACTCTCAGCGAGAAATAAGAAATCTTAAAGAAAAGAAACAAAAAGTAGAAGCATATCTTGAAAAAGTTGAAGGTATCAAAGATGCAGCAGAAGCTTTTAAAGATACTGCAGATAATATATCTTTATCTAGTAGAGCAACTTCTCAACTATCTTCCGCTATAAGTACTGTAACTAAGAACTACAAAGCAATTTCATCTATTGATTTAGGTACTCCTGAAAATCAGAAAGAAGCTGCTGCATCTTTTGTAAACGCTTTCCAAGAAAGTGCAAGTATGATGCAAAATGCTCAAGCAGAGTTAATGAATGCATCTAATGAAGAAGAAAGAACTATTGCTCTAGGTAATATTGAAGCAGCTCAAAACCAACTGAAGAGTTTAACTGCAACTCATGGAAAATTTTTAACTCAAAACGCAGCTGCAAATAACTTCTTACAAGATTATATAAAAGGAACACAATCGGTTAATGAACAAATAAAAGTAACTTCTGGTTTATCTGCAGAACAAGTTGAACAATATAAGGAATTAACTGCAGAAGCTGATAAAATGTCAACTCGAATGAAAGCAGTTGGAAACCAAATAACTACTGCTCTTAAAAAACCAAATGTTCTTATTGGTTTAATGTTTGTAGGTCTTGGTAAAGTTGCTAGTGCCCTTGGTAAAACTACTCGTGAAATGGGTGGGTTTGTTGGAGGTCTTACTGGTGCAACTTCTCAAGTTACTGCGTTATCAGTTGTATTTCCAACTGCATTAGAATCTGCAAAAGGATTATCAAGTGAATTTGGTGGTTTAGCAGATACTTCGTTTGATACACAACTCAACACTAACCTCATGGCCATGAATATGGGTATTAGTGGTAAAGAGGCTGCACAACTCGTAGGTAACTTCGCTAGATTAAATGGTGGTTCAATTGAAACCGCTCAAAATCTTGCAGCATCTACTAAAGAATTAGCAAAAGCAAATGGATTAATGCCATCTCAAGTAATGGCTGATGTAGCTGGTTCTGCACAAGCATTTGCTGAGTATGGTAAAGCAGGTGGAACGAACATTGCAGAGGCAGCAGTTGCGGCAGGTCAATTAGGTACAAATTTAGCTACTGCTACCAAATTAACCGACCAATTACTTGATTTTGAAAACTCAATCAACCAAGAATTAGAATTGGGTGCTAGATTAGGTAAAAACATTAACTTCCAAAAAGCAAGAGAACTTGCATATCAAGGTGATATAAAAGGTTCATTACAAGCAGCACTACAACAACTTGGTGGTATTGAAGCATTCAATAGAATGGATTACTTCCAAAAGAAAGCAGCCGCTGCAGCATTAGGATTACAAAGTGATGAACTGCAGAAGATGTTATCTAATATGGATAAGTTGAATAAAGATGGTTCTATTCAAGTATCTCAGTTTGACCAAATGAAAGAAGCCTTAACAGGTTTTGCAACTGGCTTTGGTGGTCAGATGTTACAAACTTTAGGATACATGGCAATGATTGCACCGGGTATAGGAAAGGTATTTAGTGGTATTGGTAAAGCATTTAAATTTATTGGTACTGGTATTGGAAAGATAGCAGGAGGATTAAAAGATGCTGTAGTTTCATCTGCTAAATTCTTGGTTAATCTTATTAAAATAGCAGCACAAAAATTAGGATTCGGTGGAGCTGAAGCTGGTGCTGCACTTAACCCATTTGAAGTTGCAAAATCAAAAGGACTATCCGATAAACAAATATTAGCAGGATTCGGTGGTAAAGAAGCCAAAGATATGATGGCAATACCAGAATCGGCTACAGATAGTATTGCGGATAAAGCCAAAGATAAAGTTTCGGATAAGGCAGAAGATTTAGTTGATGATAAATTAGATTCAGTAGCAGATAAAATAAGTGATAAAGCAGAAGGTGTTGCACCAGATGAATCCATAGGAGGAAAACTAACTTCTCTTGCAAGTGGATTAACTGCAATGGGAACTGGACAAGTTCTTAAAGGAGCTTTAAACTTAATCCCTACTGCATTAGGATTTATTGCAATCTTGCCAGGTATTCCTGGTATGTTCTTAGTTGGTAAAACTGGAATTAGTGCTGGTAAAGGTTTAATTGGTTTAGCTGCAGGTTTAACCGCAATGAACGGAACACTAGGTGGTTCTACTTCTCTTGCAGTTGCTGGTTTAGGATTTAGTTTAATGACTGCTGGTATCATTGGTATGGGTGGTGTTGCTCTACTCGGAGCAGCAGCAGGTAAAGGATTACTTGGATTAGCTCCTGGTTTACTAGCCATGGCACCAACGGTAGTTGGTTCTACTTCTTTAATACTTGCTGGATTAGGATTTAGTTTGATGATACCAGGAATAGTTGGAATGGGGGGTGTAGCTTTACTTGGTGTAACTGCTGGAGCTGGGTTGATTGGATTAGCAGCTGGATTAATGGCGATGGCACCAACCGTAGTAGGTTCGGCAGCACTTCTTTTAGCTGCATCGGCATTTACTCTTATGATACCAGGTTCAATTGGAATGTTAATGATAGGCGTAGCTGCACCAATTGCAGCTTTTGGTATATTTGCTTTAATTCCTGCATTAACCGCATTAGGAGGTTTAATGGCTTCAGGAGTTGGTGCTCTTGGGTTACTTGCTTTTGTTGGAATGGCAATTGGATTAGCTTCTGCATTTACTCTTATTGGAGCTGGTGCTATGATGTTTGGTAAAGGAATAGAACTTGCTGCAAATAGTTTAGGTTCATTCTTACCAAAACTATCAAACTTCATGGAAAGTATCAGTTTAGGACAAGTTGCAACTATTGGTTTACTATCTCTTGCATTTGTGGGATTAGCTGCTTCACTTATATACTTAGGAGCAGCAGGATTATTTGCCTTACCAGCTTTATTAGGTATTACAGCTGCATCTGCAGGAATAGAATTGGCTGCAAATAGTTTAGGTAATTTCTTACCAAAACTATCAAACTTTATGGAAAGTATTACTTTAGGACAAGTTGCAACTATTGGTTTATTATCCCTTGCATTTATGGGATTAGCTGCTTCACTTATGTTCTTAGGAGCAGCAGGATTATATGCTTTACCAGCTTTATTAGGTATTGCAGCTGCATCTGCAGGAATTGCAATGGTAGCTGAAGTATTTGGATTTGCAGGTGGTGAAAGTAAATCAGAAGAAACTACTGCTTTAGAATCTGAATCGGTTTCTACTTTTGAAAAAGATGTACTTACAGAAATTCGTAATGTTGCTACTGCACTAAAACAAGGTATGATTGTTAATTTAGATGGTAGACAAGTTAATCAAGGATTAGAAAGAGCAACAGGTCGTTCATTGGAAAACAATATATTAGCGGGGAATAAGTAAAATGGCAAGAACAATAATGGACCTATTTGAAAGTAATGAATTTCAGTCAAAAGGATTGAATCAAACCCTTCCTACTAGTGGTGATTTAAATTCTCCCAATGAATCCACTTTACGCGAACTTTATAGAAACAAAGAATCTTTTAAATATGGAACTGATTATTCATCTTTGAAATCCGATAAAGAAACACTTTTAGAACAAGAAACTACTGGTATTCGTGTTAAATCTCTCGTAGATGTTAATAATCCTCTCATTTATGGTAATGAAGCAATTCGTATTACTCAAAGAAGTACTCCACTTCTAGAAGATATGAAAAGTGGAACTGTTGAAGGTGGTTCTCAAGCTGGAGGTGGGTTAATTGGTGGTAAAATAAATCAAGCAAGAGATTTTGTAAATTCTACTATTGGTATACCTGAAACACAAACCCCTTCAAGAATATTAGATAATAAAAACATACAGATACAAAATTTAGACAAACCAAAAAGTAATCCATTCCCAGGTATAGATGTCCCATCTCCACCATCAAAAGTACCAAAATCTTTTGATGAAGTACCATCTAATATACCAATTACCAAAGATATAATTTCAAAAAATGGAACTGATGTTGGTAAGTTTTTACAATCAACTGGTGGTGGTAATCCAAAAACTTTAGGAAAACAAGCGTTAGGTAAAGGAATTGGGTTGGCAAAAGATAAACTAAGGGGTGCACTTTTTGGTGAAGGACAAGCAGCAGGTTCAAATGATATAGAACCTCAAGTTGCAACTACTACAAATCTTCGTACATATACTGATGTAAATAAATCTAAAGTATTACCAAGTACTGAAGGTGTAGCAAAAGATTTAGAGGGAACTAAATTAGATTTATCATTAGTTTCTCCTATATATGGTGTAACAAGACCAGGTAGTGCTAAATTTGGAACTCCTGAGGGTAGATTTGGTAAAACCGAGTATGCTTTTGAAAATAAAAGTTCAGATGGTACTCGTTCTGGTTTTTGGATAAACAAATTTGCACCAGGTAGAAAAAAGACAGAAGTTACTAAAGGTACACTTCAAGATAGATATGGTCTTGGTAAAGGTGATAAGATTAATACACTCAAATCATCAGATTATGATACGGTTGATGATTATGGTGTTTATAAAAAAGGTGAAAATAAAGTTGGTGAAGATTTAATACCATTTTATATTGGAAAATATGGTGAAAAGAAAACACCATTTAGAGCAATTATTACAGGTCTAAACGAATCAGTATCTCCATCTTGGAGTGCCAATAAAATGGTGGGTAATCCATTTCCATATTACACCTATAGTCAAATTGAAAGAAATACTTCTTTTACGTTAAAGATATATTGTAGTTCTCCAGTTGAACTTTCTACAAATTGGGAAAAGATAGAATCTTTAACTAAAATGGCATATCCAAAAATAAATAAAAATAATTTAGTAAATCCACCAATCATTCAGTTTAGATTGGGTGATATTTATTTTGATAAAACTGGATTTATAGAAGGTTTAACTTATACCATACCCGATGACTCTACATGGGAAACTGATGGTACTTTAGGATTTTTACCAAAATATATTGAAGTATCGGTTACTATCAAGTTTATCGAAGATACTTCAGTATTGAGTTCACTATATGGATATAAAAAATCTAAAGCTGCAGTTGAAAAAATTAAAGAAGATAGTAATTCAAATGGATTCTCTGCATCAAATAGAACTGGTATAGCTAGTGTTGAAGTGGGTAACGGCATCTTTGGAATGTCAGAAACAGATGGAGATGAAGGGTTTTTAAATACTAGTAATAGAGTACCAGTAACAGTTACAAGTCGTGGTATTGTTGATACATCATCATCACCAACTGGTGAAAATATACCTAACAAAAAGTCCAATAAACTTAATTCTGCAATTCCAAAAGGAACTGCTAAAATTTCAACACCAATTGAAGCGGATAGTGGAACAGATGATTTAATAAAAAATCAATCTGCACTTGCTGATAGATTAGAAGGAGAATCTCCTTTAGATTCTGTAAAATTATTAGAAACAAAAAATAATTGGACAAATCAACAAGCTTGGTCATTTGAAAATTTAAGAGTTAGTGTACCTGCTGATGTTAAAACTAATTCTGTTAGTTTAAAAGATTTACCAAATGAAGCAGCAGAACAACTCAATGTAAAACTTATTAATCCAATTTATGTTTACCAAGATGGAACGATTCAAGGTACAAATACTAGAATGCAAACCTATTGGGAAATTGATGTAAATGGTAATGTAAATTTTCTTTGGGAAAGTGAAGAACCAACCATAATAGATGATACACCTAATAGATACAATACTATTAATGCTCAAAATATTCAAAAATCCGATACTTTATTTGGATTAACAAAACCTAATTAAAAATTATGGCAAGTAGATACAATAGAAATAGTATAAAAAAATTGAAAGATGGTAGACGAGTATATCAATCAAGGATATATAAAAATATACCAAAATCAGATAAAGATATATATATTGTTACCCAAACAGGTGATAGACTAGATACTATAGCATATGATATGTATGGGGATTCATCTTTATGGTGGATTATTGCAACTGCTAATAACATTCACGATGCAACATTTGCAGTACCAGATGGTACAACTCTAAGAGTACCTGAAAATTTTAGAGAAATTTTAAATAACATTTAATAGGTTTACGATGAGTGGGTTTCCAAATTTATCAAACATACAACCTGAGATAGCTGAGGCAATTCTTACTAAGGCAAATTCAAATTATGCTTTAAGTGGGTTGATGCCTTGGTTTCGTTTGGTTACTCTAAATGGTAGTGGTGCAATTGCTAATGGTGGTGGTAGAGGATTAGTTATTGATTCTCTTAGTGCCAAAGAAACCTTTGGTAGAAGATATGGTAATCTTTCTCATGCTGGTATTGTAGGTTTAGCAGCAACAGATTTTTCTCCTGTCTATGCTGGAATTGATGATAGTGATACTGACTATGTTGGTAGAGAAAAGAGAGGATTGAGACCTTCGCCTACCGTAGAATCTTTTACAATTGAAAATGGTACTGAAGGTTTAACACGAAAAGCTAAATTCACCATTCGAACTTACACAGTTTCACAAGCTGATTCAGTATCTGCTCATTTCTTAGAACCTGGGGCTTATGTTTTATTAGAATGGGGATGGAATGTTCCACAATCACTTCAACAAAGAGCTGGAACTAGTAATGGTATTACAGACTGTGATTTAATTTACTATAACAATCTAGGAATTCTTAAAGATAAAAGAGCAGCATCTAACGGAACTTATGATGCATTACTGGCAGTAGTTACTGGTGGTGGTATGAAATACGCAGACGGTGAGGCATACGATATTGAAGTAGAATTAACATCACCTGGAGAACTACCCGCATATCTTAGAGCACAAAAAGGACAAATATTATCACGAACTGCAGTAAAAAGTGGTATTAAGTTTACTCAAGGTGAGCTTGATGAAATGAGTGATAAGGAAATGGGTGATGTTGGTAAATTTTTGTTTATGCAAATGTATAATGAGCTACCTTTAAATAAACAGATAGGTCCGATAAAAAAATTAGTATTATTTGATGAACTAACAGACTCATCGGGTAGAGTTTGGTATGACCCTGCAAACTTTATTAACATGGATAACCAAATTAGAGAAGATTTAGTTGAAGAAGCTAAAGATGACAAAATTCGGAGTGCTGATGGTAGTGACCTAAGAGTACCCGAAGATGTGCCATTAATGTCTTCTGATAGATTTATTAGATTTGAATTGGCTTATAAAATATTTGCAACCGATGCGTATGGAGAGAATCAACCTAGTACCGGTTGTCCAGAATATGTATTACAAGATGGTACGGGTAAAAAACTAAAAGGAGTTCGGTTAGAGGATATTCATATAGAGGATACTGTTTGTAGAGCATTTAAACATATGTTCTCAGTTGATAAAAGTAAACTATATATACCAAACACACAGTTACCTGATTTTAAATTAATAGATGCTCTACGGGCTGCGGATTTTCCAAGTGGTTCAATTGAACCACTTGAAGCACCAGATTTTGGTCCTAGTGGTATTGTAAATGGTCATCCTAAACCAGATGGATTAGCAAATAGTTCAGATACCACTAATGAAAAAACTAGATATGCATTTCCAGCAACAGTAGATGGTCTTGTATTAGATTATAGTTGGGATTCAACTATAAATCCACCTTTACCAAAAGCACACGAACATGGAATGCTAAAAAACTTATATATTAATTTTGATTTTTTCTTACAAGTAATTCAGTCGCCAGGATTATATGCTCATGAAGCTTTAATGGAACTTTTAAACGGAATGTCATCTGCTGCTAACTTCTATTGGGATTTTCAGATAGTAGAAACCGGACAACCTGGTACTGGTAATAGTTGTTTAAAAGTGATTGATGCGAATTATCTAGGAGTAACTGCTGAAACTGTTACACCCAACGAACAAGGAATACCAGAAGTAATAAAAACGGAATTTTATACTCAAGGAATAAAATCACCATTTTTAAATGTTAATTTAGATATTGATATTCCTGGTGGGTTGATGAATCAAATTATGGCACAGAGAGGGTCATCACTTCCAAGTGATGATGGGGAAACCGTTGATTCAAATACCGCAGGATTCACATCTTCAGAATCTAAACAAGTAAATCTTGAAACTGGTTTATTTTCTAAATTTGAAGATCCTGTTGCAAATAAAATTAAAAAACTTAGTGATGCTATTGCAGACCAAGAAGAAGAACTTAACGAAATTAGAGAAAAAGAATTTAAACAAAAATCTGCAGAAACAAAATCAAAAAGAAAATTTTGGAGTAGAGCAACTTTAAATGATATAGGTACTTCATTATCAAATGCATTAGAAAAAGGAGTTGAGCTTGCCAAAGAAATAAAAAATAATGAATCTGCAGAAGCTACTGAAGCTAGAAAAACTAATTATAAGTATTTTATTGAAAAAGCAGGTGTATTTCCAAGAGAAAATGATAGAAATAAACCATATGATATTACAAAACAAAGTATCGGAGGTTGGATTTCATATGATTTAGACCCATCAAATAATGCAAATGTTGAACAAATACTTTACGTTGGTGTATGGGAAGACCCATCTCTTTTAAAGAAATATGAATTGAATGAAATACAAAAATCAAACGGAAAAGATAATTTAATCAATCCGCCCTTAACTTCTATTGGATTTGAGTTTCAAATTCATGGTATAAGTGGATTAAAAGTTGGTGATATATTTAGAGTAGCTGATTTACCATATAAATTTAATAATAAAATATTCCAAATTACAGAAATCAATCATCAAGTAGGCGAACAATGGATTACTTCGGTAAAATCTAAATTACGAAACATCTAATGGAAGATTTAAATAAAAAATATAGTCAACTTAACGGAAACCCTAGAGGTTATAGACCGAATAAAGTTCGGGCATATGTACCTAAATTAGTAGAGTCAGATTATTTAAGAGGTTATGTACATCGATATTTTATTAGAAGCACCAACGATACATCTGCTCCCATTTTTGAAATAACATCAAAAGAGTATTCTCAATTACTTTCTAATCCATTTTATGTAGGTGCTAAAGTAAGATGGAGAATACGAGGTAATTTTAATGAGGTCAAAGAATCAAATCGAGTTGCAATAAGATTAGCTTCGGATGATATAAAAAATTTAGGTCTTTACTTACCAAATTTATTACAGTTTCACAAATAGTATATATTTATATACATAAAATAAGTTATATATGGAATTCAAACATCTTACACAAGAAGAAATCCAACAAATGACCTTCGATTGGAGGTATAGAGGATTTACTACCTTACCACTACTTACCGAAGAAGAATGTGATGAAATTAATGATGAGTTAGAAAAACTTCGTCAAGAAAGACAACTCACTACCAAAGAAAATGGTGAAGAGTGGGGAGAATGGGACCCGTTTATGTATCCACATAAACTTTCTGAAAAATTAGAAAAGCTTTTTGTTCACCCAAAAATTATTGAAGCATGTGAATTTTTAATGGAGGGTGAGTTAATTGGTATGCAAACTTGGGCTTACTTCAAACCACCAGGACAATTAGGTAGAGACCAACATCAAAACGCTTTCTATACCGGTTGTGGTCATAATGAAATTATCAATATGGCTTTAGCACTAGATAATCATGATAAAGAAAATGGTGCAGTTTGGAATTATGAAGGTTCACATCGTTTAGGTATTTTACCAATTGAAGTAGATGAAGAAAGAACTAAAACTAATCCTAAGAATTGGAGAAATGAACGAGGTAAACCCTGTATAATGCCCGAAGGACACGATTTCAGAAAAATTGAAGGTGATTGTAAAAAAGGACATATGGTTCTACTTCACTCACATTGTGTACATGGTTCAGAAACAAATAATTCTAATCGAATGAGAAGAAATTTTTTAGGTGGATATTTGAAACAAGGTGCTACTTTTAAACAAGGTGGTCATATGAAAAGAGAACCAATCGATGTTTATGATTTAAAGAAAAAACATTGGGGAGAATAAGTTAAAACTTTAACAAAATTTTAACATTTTAGGTTTGGATATTCCAAACCTTTTTTGTATATTAGCTTTGTAAGATGATTGATAAACTTTAAACCCTTTATATGAATTATTTAGTTGACCCCCAAACCCTTGTTTTTAACTCTCACCGAATCGCTGGTTTCACCAAAATGATTGGTGATGAACAAATTCCTCAATGGGATTTATTAGAAATTGCAACTGAAGTTGCTACTGATTGGACAAATGATTGGGATGAAGACCAAGGATTTGGTTCTTCTGATGGAACTTATATGTTAAAAGATTTCATCGATACTGTGATTTCTTCAAACTATATCAAAAATGGTTTGGGTAGTGGTATGTATATGACCAAGTTCACTCCTTCACTTTCAGTAGTTCCTTATTCAGAACAAGACCACCACGAAAGAGTTCAACGAATGGAAAGTGATTGTTAATAACTTTAACAAAATTTTAACATTTTAGGTTTGGATATTCCAAACCTTTTTTGTATATTAGCTTTGTAAGATTGAGAGATATGAATAACCCCTTAAATACAGAAATTATGAGTTACAAAAGATTTAATAGACACGAACTTTTCGATGATTTCCTAATGGATTGGCATTCAACTACCATCAAGTTAGTTAGAGATTATATTTGGGAAACCCAAAAAGAAGTTCATTCAGAACTTGAAAACCTACTTTGTGGTATTTGGGATGGTTACCTTTACGATGAATTACTTACCAAGGCTCTAATCCTTCCAAAAGAAGATTATCGTAGAGTTGAAGATATTGTTCAGTTAATCAACGAACATATCGAGGCAAATGGTGAAAGTGTAACACAAGTATTTTAAATCCCTATATTATGAATAAAATTAGTATTAAAACCTTAAAAGAAATTGAAAATCAACTTGGTGAATTTGAAGTTGGCCAAGTTCATGGTGGTGGTAATGATGTTTACCTACGATTTGGTTATTGGAAACAAGTTGATTTAACAAAACTACAAGAAGTTATTGGAACTACAATCAAAGTTGTAGAAGATGAAGATTTCGATGATGATTGTGGTTGGCAGTATAGTTACAAATTAAAATAATAAAATATGAAAGAATATTATGTAGAACTTATGTTGGCTAATACCAACTTTACAGAAGAAGAAATTAACCAAATGGATACTTGGGAAATTCAAGACCATTTAGGACTATAAATTAATAACCTTTAAAATTTAAAAAACTATGGGAGTAGATATTTCGGGTAAAAACCCAATCATTCGTTCAGAAAAACCTAAATTTCCACACGATACTTGGAACGAAATGAGCGATAAAGCAAAAGAAACTTATTTTGAACTATCCGATAAATGGATGGAAGAAAATCCTGGTGATTACTTTAGAAGTAATTGGTGGGGATGGAGACCTATTGTTACATTAT